TTCAAACCTTCTCTCTCCAAGACAGTCCAGGTCATTCCAGACTCACCTTTTAATAAACCAGATACACTAAACTTTGATGAAGAATGATGCGGAATTAAGCCAGACTCAACGAGGGGTCGGGCTAGTTGGCAGTACCACGCCTAGAGTTTACACGCCCTTACTTAAAGGTAAGAGCAAAGCGGATGAGGTGGCCGATCTAGCTGAGAAGATCGGTCTACCTTTAATACCCTGGCAGCGCTGGGTACTAGAAGATCTATTAACTATTAAAGAAGATGGCACGTTCGTAAAGAAAACTGGATTAATCCTGGTAAGTCGACAGTCTGGAAAGACTCATCTAGCTCGTATGCTTATATTGGCACATTTATTCATTTGGAATAGCAAGAACGTACTAGGCATGTCCTCAAATAGAAATATGGCATTGGATACATTTAGAAACGTTGCATACACAATAGAAGATAATCCATTTCTAAAAGATCAGGTAAGACAGATACGCCTTGCTAATGGCCAGGAATCTATTACCTTAAAAAATGGTGCTAGGTATGAAATAGCCGCAGCTACTAGAGATGCGCCACGTGGCAAGACCGCAGATTTTTTATATCTTGATGAATTGCGTGAGTGGTCAGAAGAAGCATTTACAGCTGCATTACCTGTTACACGTGCTAGGCCTAACTCAATGACTTTAATGACCAGTAACGCTGGTGATGGATTTAGTACAGTATTAAATGATTTAAGGGAAAGATCTTTATCTTATCCACCAGAAACTTTAGGCTATTACGAATGGTCAGCACCACAGCACTGCAAGATACATGATCGCAAGGCTTGGGCTATGGCCAATCCAGCACTAGGGTATTTAGTAACAGAAGAAACTTTAGAAGAAGCTGTAGCCACAAACACTATAGAAGCCACACGTACAGAGATGTTATGCCAGTGGATTGACTCTACTGTCAGCCCTTGGGTTTTTGGATCTATTGAAGCATGTAGTGATAGCACATTAGAAATCCCTGTCGGGCCAATGACTATAATGGCTTTTGATATTGCACCTACTAGGAGATCAGGTGCTCTAGTTATGGGTCAATTAAAAGATGGCAAGATAGCAGTAGGTCTAGCCCAGTTATGGCAAAGCGAAGTAGCTGTAGATGAAGTTAAGATGGCTAGTGATATTAATGAGTGGGCAAAAAAGTATCACCCACACAAAATACTATTCGACAAGTACGCCACACAAACTTTAGCCACAAAATTAGAACAAAGTGGCTGGCGTATCGAAGATTGCAGTGGCCAGGCTTTCTACCAGGCCTGCTCAGACTTATCAGATGCCTTGGCTAACGTTAGATTAGTACATAGTGGCCAAGCGGACTTAGTACAGCACTTAAATAACTGTGCAGCTAAGACTAATGATGCTGGCTGGCGTATTATCAGGCGTAAATCGGCTGGCGATGTTACAGCTGCAATAAGTCTTGCCATGGTCGTATCTCAATTAACTAAACCGCAACAAACTGCGCAAATCTTTGTGTAACTTGCACCAATAGTCCGTTTTATGGTATAAAGTATATCTATGGGTCTATTGTCTGCTTTGGGTATAAATAAAAAAACTGAAACTGTCCAAGCGCAATACGCCCCTGCCATTATGGACACAGCCTACGGCTATGGTTCATTTACAACAGGTGTCGGTAATTTCCCTGGCGGATTAGATCGAAATTTTGCTATGCAAGTACCTGCCGTTTCTCGTTGCAGAAATCTTATAGCTGGTGTAGTTTCCTACTTGCCATTAAAGCTTTACAAAAAGTCTAATGGTGAGGAGTTGGGGAACCCTCTTTGGATAGATCAACCAGACTATCGGCAGCCTAGATCCGTCACCATATCCTGGACTGTCGATAGTTTACTTTTCTACGGAATCGCTTATTGGCGTTGTACCGAACTGTTCGCAGACGATTTAAGACCATCACGATTCGAGTGGGTTGCTAACAACAGAGTTACATTTACAACAAATAAATTTGGCACAGAAGTAGAAGAGTATTTTGTGGATGGTGTTAGAGCACCAATGACTGGTATCGGTTCACTTATCACATTTCAAGGATTAACACAAGGTGTATTAACTACCGCAGCACGTACAATACAAAGCGCATTAGATGCTGAAAAAGCAGCAGCTGTAGCAGCGCAAACTCCAATGCCAACTGGTTACATTAAAAACACTGGCGCAGATTTACCAGAAGCACAGGTATCTGGATTATTAGCACAATGGAAGCAAAGTAGACAAAATAGATCTACAGCATATTTAACTTCTACTTTATCTTATGAAACTACAGGTTTTTCACCTAAAGAAATGGCCTACACAGATTCAATCCAGTTTAGCGCTACACAAATTGCTAGAGCGATGAATGTACCTGCACACATGATAAGTGCAGATATGGGAACTGGTAGCAGTATGACTTATCAAAATCTTTTAGAAAGCCGGAAAGAGTTTGTAGCATATTCACTACAGCCGTTTATCTGTGCTATTGAAGATCGTTTAAGCATGGATGATATAACCCCTAGAGGCCATGTAGTTAAGTTTGCTATAGAAGAATCATTCTTAAGAGCTGACACAATGAAGCGTCTAGAGGCATTAGAGAAAATGATTAATCTAGGTTTAATTGATGTGGAAGAAGCTAAAGAAATGGAACAAATGACACCTAACGGAAGAGAAACAAAAGATGAAACTTACATTCAGTAGCCACGTAGAAGCTGCCGATACAGAGCGCAGAGTTATCGCTGGCAAGATCGTACCTTTTGAAGAGGTCGGCAATACTTCCGTAGGTAAGGTCGTATTTGCTAAATCATTTAAGATCAGCGCATCTATGCAAGGTCAAGATGCTTTAATCCTTGCTGGCGAGCAATTAATTGATGGTTTATCTGTCGGTGTAGATGTAAATAAGTCTGTACAGAAAAAAGAGTATTTATACGTAACCAGTGCAACACTAAGAGAAGTTAGCCTGGTAGAAAGCCCAGCGTTTACAGCTGCGCAAGTAACTAAAGTTGCTGCTAGTGAAAACGAAGCAGAGACACCAATCGAAACTAAAGAAAGCGAGGCTCCTGTGGAAGATTTAGCAACAGCGCCACAAGAAGCAAAGGCAGAGGCTGCTACTCCTACAGTAGAAGCTGCTCGCCCAGTAATTACAGCACCATTAATTCAAACACGTGTACGTACGCCTATTGATTCAATGGCTAAGTACACAGAGCATAAAATCAAAGCAGCATTAGGTAGCGATGAGTCAAAACTATATGTAACTGCAGCTGATGATTTTGCAACTAATGGAATTGGATTTAATCCAACTCAATATCTAACAGAGTTTGTAACAAATACACGCTTTGGTACACCAGCTATTGATGCATGTTCACAAGGTACATTACCAGCATCTGGTATGACCATTAACGTACCATCTTTGGTAACTTCAGCAGCAGGCGGTACTGGCGTAGCACCAACAGTAACTGTTGAGGCAGAAGGCGGAGCAGTATCTAATACAGATATGGTCAGCCAATACTTAACTGGCACTGTATCTAAGTACAGTGGTATGAACACACTATCTGTTGAGTTGTTAGAGCGTTCAGACCCTAACTTCTATGCAGAGCTAACACAACAGCTACAAAATGCATATTTGACAACCATTGATACAACTGTACTTACAGCACTACAAACAGCAGGAACTTTTGCAAGTGCAACAACAGCAGATAGCGATGGAATTATTGCCTATACAGCAGAAGCAGCAAAAGCTGTTTATGCTAACACAGGTTATTTTGCACAGAATTACATCGGAAACCCAGCACAATGGCAGGCATTGATGGGCGCAGTTGATTCAACTAAGCGACCAATTTACAATGCAATCCAACCAATGAACGCAGCTGGTGATGTACGTCCATCATCAATTCGTGGAAATGTATTAGGACTTGATCTATACGTAGATAAGAACTTCTCACAAACTACATTCGATGATAACTCTGCAATCATTCTTGCACCAGAAGCATTTACTGTTTATCGCTCACCTCAGGCATTTATGTCTGTTAACGTGGTATCTAATTTGCAGGTACAGGTTGCGATCTACGGATATATGGCAACAATCGCCAAAATGCCTTACGGAATTATTAAATTCGCAAAGGCGTAATAACCAAGTAATAATCCTCTGGGGTTTAGTAGCCCTAGCCCCAGGGGAGCTTTTTTAAGAGAGGACACAATGGCAGCTACCTACGTTACCAAAGCCGAGTTGCGCACAAATCTCGGAATTGGAAGTTTGTACACTGACGCTGTCGTTGAAGAGGTGTGCCAAACAGCGCAAGACCTACTCAATCAATATCTTTGGTTTAATGATGCACCAATAGTTGCCGCTGGATTACAAAACAACGTAGCCACATTAGTATTAGCAAACCCAGGCATTTATGTAGTAGGTCAAACAATAAGCGTAGAAGGTTGCGGCAACATCTATGGTGGCCAA